GTATCAGACAAATCCTCTAAAAGAGAAATTGACTCATCTGATTCAGCATTTTCTAATGCTGTCATATCGCGTATTCGCTCTAATAGAGATTCTTTACTAACCACTGACAAAATCACTCACCTCACTTATTGTAATACTGAATCATCATCCAGATTGGAAGCCCTTTTCGTTTCTTTGGCTCTGGGCCTGGTCCAGGTCCTGGCGGAACATACCCGTTCAAAAACCAATATGCACACATCACGTTTGCATACTGTTCGTTGCTTAAATAGCCCAAATAAAAATTACCAGAAGTCCAAGTCCAGTTCGATGACGGTTCTGTTTTATGCGCATCAATGTAACGATAAAATGCCCTAGCCGCTTCCTGTCGCTCTGCAAGTGCATTTCCAGGCACTCCCTCCCAACAAGCGAGAAATTCGGCAGTTAACGTGTCAATATCGGTAGAGGTAGAGGAAAGAAAATCAGAAAGCGTTGCGTATCCAAGAATTGAATTGGAAGCTGTCCAGTAGTTCTCATGGATCAAAAACGCCAACTGACCGTTTCCATCCCCGTCCGAATAGCCATTTGATGTTACCCACTCATGTAAATTGTAGCATCTGCCGTACGGCGTTCCAACGTTAGTCCACTGCCCTAATCCGTAACCTCCAATGCCATCATAATTGTATTCATGATCCCAAGTAGTTGGAGTAAGACTTTCCCATATTCCAGGGTTCACACCAGACTCACGTTTAAAGCATCCACACATAGCAGCAATCACGTAAGCAGATACCGTTGTTCCAACTCCACCGGGGTAACGGAACAATCGTGTGTAATAACCGGGAGTTGTCTGGAAAGTATTCACGGACACCTGTTCTGCCAATGGCACGGAATCACTATGCGCCCCCATTGTATATCCAGTCATAAGTGTTCCAACATCGGAACGATATACCATTTCTGTATGCTGGACACTGGGCGACTCCACCCAGACAATGTCTCCAGGCATCCATTGCCCGGAGATATCCTGCTCAACAAAGCCAAGAGACGAAAGAACATGAAGCATCGTTGACGTGGTAAAAGCAGTGGCAGAACCGGCAGATGCTAAATCAAATCCTCCGGCCTGCAATGCATACCAAATAAAAGAAGAACAGTCATAACAAGTAGCACCAGTTGATGGGTCAACTTGTTGATTTCGGTAGGTCTCAGAATAACCCACATTTTCGGCGTTACATTGTGTAACCGCCCACGAATAACTCTGTGTCAAGTTTGGCATACTGTCAACCTACCTTCCTGATTACTATCTATTATTCTGTCTCTTTTTCGGAAATCATCACGCACAACTTCTGTACCGCTAAAGTATTGTTTTCCAATGCCTGCTTTAGCTCATTCATTTCTGATCGATGAGATTCGGTCAGCTCTTTGATCTGCTCGCTGTGCTGGACGTTCATTTTGTAAAACGCCCAACCAAGCGCGCCGCAACACACAATCGGAAATCCAACTGTACTCACAGCTTGCATAACAAAATTGATGTCCATGTTTCAGTTTGTCGCAGAAAGCCGCCTGGGAGGGGCGATCAAAAGATTTTATAGTGTGAATACATTTATTTTTTCTGCGACACACCCTCCTTTCCTCCGTTATATAGATAGTATATCATTGGACTTGTAAAAAGTCAAGAAATATAGTAT